GGGATAACACTTCCAAAAGTGTAAATTCTCGAGCTAGAGCCCAGGACACTTAGTCCCCCGGACGACTTCCGTCCGGTACAGTTTTTGACCACGCACAACTGCTAATGTGCTTTAGTTTATCGACTTTACGGTCGGTGTTTTCTATGCAGCGTTTGGTTCAGTACCCACGATCTTAAAAAACATACGTGGGGCTCCTTGAAAAAACCCCAACATGAAGTCGTCCCCAGTAGCAACGTATGCGTGAAAATACGTTGGGGCTCCACCTGTCGTCACACCTGCTATCATTGCTGTGAATATGTGAAACATGTTATATACAGTCTGCTGGAACGCTCCAGTGGTGACTTCGGTCCAGCGCGCATGTGAAAAACGTTGATTAGAGTAATAGGGCAATTCTGCAGATATGACTGGGTTGGTGACAGAATCCTGCACAACCACACCTACATGAGTTGATGGAATCTGAGCAATACATTGGCGTGTCCTAAAACTGGGGTTGGCTGCAACTGATGGAGTAACATCGGTGGCAAACGTGTAGCCATCGTCCGTATACGTCAATCGCGTGATAGACATGTAACTACCGCCCGCTGTTCCCCTCTCCTTATGGTACCTCCACCTTAACGAACCTCTCCAGCATACATATGCTGGGGCTAAATAATTCAACAGGGTTTGTTTATTGTAGTTGTACGGGCCAATAGTTGAAACGTCAATGGCTCCTGGTGCTCTGCCTCTATATAGGGGGAAATTTGGAATTATCCACTTAACCCACCTATGAGCCCCGGTCAATGTTGGTGAAAATGATCTGCTGTAATTGTATCTCTTCAATAGTGCTCTAAAAGATACTATAGGATCGCCATAAAATACTTCATCAATGTGCTTCCTAGTGTCTGAAGGCACCATAGCAACTACTTGGTCTTGAATAGGGGCATTTGCATCGGTCGTAGAATCGGGTTCAGGGGCATCTAGACCTGATTGGGGTGTTAACACTTGCGCTGCGGGCGGTGCAGCTTGTGCTTGTGGATAGTACAAGAAATCATCCATCGTTGGTGACGGGTTATAGACTTCAAAATCATCTGACATAGACACGAAAACATTAACCTCAATATTATTGTCTACGACACTATTTGGAGAAGTAAGTTCGTTCACGATATACAATGTAAGTACTCCGTTACCCCTGTATCCTGAAGTAGATGTGAATGTGGGACCGTATTGTATGGGATTATAACCCGGCAGTGCGCGATTCATCATCGGCCTGTCCAAACCCCAACCAATCTCCACCGTGAAATCATTAGCATTCGCCAAATCCACTATGTAGTTGTAGTTGGTGTTATATTCGGGTGTCAATTGAATACTGGGATCGTAAGATACACGCATTCTCCCCTTGTGATACGCTGAACAAACGACTTGAAAGCGAAATTTCATTTTTCCCCTCCATTGTCTAAAAGGCATGGCAGCAAATGCACATGCTGGAAAATGATACTCTGTGTCCAAGGAAAGTGGATCTGTATTTTGTGCCCACAACATGGGCGACACGCTACATGACCACAATTTTGCTTCAGGCGTCCCTACTGTATTCCATGCAAAAGAAGTCAAAAATGATTCCCTGCATGCTATAGATTTAACAGTCATTTCATCCGTAATCCCAAGTCCCATTGTGCGAGGGTCAACTGTTAATCCTTGCTTTGGGTCCAATGACAACTTTGTAGTAGTATCACTTCCGTCTGTATTAGCACTATTAGGAAATGGATTAAAAACATAAGTAGATTCACCTATACCAACTGGACGTGAAAATCCAAGAGTAGATGCCATCGCCCCTACTGTGTTGGCCACTTGCTGTGTTGCCATCGCATATGGTGCTATTGAAGTTATGGAAGACACTTGCCCCGCAATTTTCCCAATGGCAGCCGCAGGACGAGATATAGGACCATCATACTCATCGGGCCCTGCTTGGGGTGACAAGGCTCCAGGTTGATCTGACGTAGGGACAGACAAAGAGACATCTTCTGCCCACGCAAATATCGAAATAGTTATGGGGTCATTAGCCCCATTGGCATGCTTTAATGGCCCAGTGGATCTAAGAATCATCTCTCCCATTTGCTGCCATTCACGGGAAGGAATGCGTAACGCATTACTGGGCCACACAAAGGGGCAAATGATGTCGCCACCTTGATTGGTTGTTGGGTTCAAATATATGTGAGGTCTTTGAGATTCCCCCACTATATCATTGAAAACAGTGGACCGTGAAGTTGTAAGTTGGTCGAAACCTGGCAAAGGGCGATAACTTGCTAACACCCTACCATAGTAAAAACTATTACCATTAATCAATACGCGCACATGCAATTTTGCCCTGAGTAACATGTAATTTACCAATCTGTTTTCCACCCTGGGATTTTGGAAAAATAGTGACCATGGATTTAACTGTTGCCATATAGGACTTCCTACTGCCCACGAATAGGAGGCAATTTTGATTGGTCTACTAAAAAACTCCTGTAACGAAACGTCTGGGGTATCAGTTAATTCATATGAAGGGTCCATTTCGTTATCAATAGCGTATGACCACTGCTCTATCGCATCCGCGAATTGTGCAGTTTGAGTTTGTATTTCAGTACTCTCTGAATTTATAATTACATTAAATTGTGATTTTGTAGTGAATCGTTTATTTACAACTCCTCCTCTTAGATTCATAGGAGTGGAGCGTTGTGAATTTTGCTTGACTAAGGCTACGCTAAATAGCGCAATCGTCTATATATATAAAGCCTAACTAATATGAATTTTCACGTATAACATGTAGCTGGTAAACCAGAATATATATGTACATTTGGTTTAATATGCAACGATACAATCGCATAGTGGGACGAATTATGGTATTCCCGGACCTTGTATGTATTAACCATCTACATACTGTTCCTTCCACTTGACTATCCGATCCTCATAGGTATAGCCAAGTTCCCTGCACGCGTGCGAGAGTTCCATTTCTTCAGCGACAGCTCTCAACTGTTGAACACGCACATCATAAACTTTTTTCCCATGGCAGAAAAATTCACGTGCGGCGCCATCCAAATTAGAGATCATCTGTTCCTTCAACGTTACGGAATCGGATTGCAGCACACTATGTAAACTTTTAAATATTGACATCTCGTCTAATGCTCCTAAAAAGTACCCCAACTGTGAGTGGTACACGGACTTGCGCTTTAAGAAATCACAATCCCTCATATGCAAATAAGGTATAGGATCGGATTCCTTGTCTGGCATAGTAAATTGCATTCCACAAGAGTCCAAATACCTTGCAACCGTGCAATGATTAAACTCTGGATACTCTTCACTTACCGAACTGATACAATCGTCTCCGTATGTAATCAATGCGCACACTTCCCTGAATTTCAATTCAGGGCGCACCCCATAAACTGCACAAAATGCACATCGCAGCAACAAGCTGTTCACAATGCAGTTTATGTACACAGTCAAATTGTGTCCTGACGGATTCGTATTATGAAACCCAATCAAGTCACCGTTGAATGCGACTAGGGGATAGGTCAAGTCCGTGGCTATGCCGCGCATGATGCATAGGTGTTCACGAGAATAACCGAAATACTCGGCTATTTTAATCAATATCGAAAATGCTGCCTGTGACAACTGTGCCGGCATCTTCAAATCGTACATTTTATAATCACCAGCTAATATCCTGTCCTCCCCGTGGGAAACAACAAAATGGTGCAACTGATCCCATTCAGGTCCCGTGGCATTAATTCCGACTGCAGTTTCCGACTGCAGAGGCAACATCGACATAACTCTTGCTATCGGTAAAAAATACTTCCTAATTAGCAATTGGAATGCAACTGGCAGAGCCTGGAACACCCTTACCTTGTCCTTGGTAAGCGGCGTTGGCTCATCTTTTAAACACGCCTTATTCACCGGATATGCACGATGTCCTTGCAAATATATGCCTTCGAGACGATCAGACTCCTGCCAAAATTTTTCAGGCAAATCTACACATTCTGTACGGTTTTGGTCATCCGGTTCTGCGACATCAAAATAATATCGTGATTTAGGTCCAGTTAATGGATATCCGATGGCAGTGGAGCCAGGCATCTTATCTATAAATCGTTTGCCTAGTTTGCCGTTTATTGTTTCCTCGCGTGTCAAGGGTACAATCTCTTCTCGTAGTTTTTTATACATGTCTATGTAATGCACCAAATGTGTCGCATAATCGTTTACTGCCCAAGACAAGTACGCGCCTTCAACTCCTATTGCAGGAGTTATTTGGTTTATCAAGGCACGCTGCCAAGGATAACCTACGCCAAACTTGGGCTTGCCCCATAATTGTGGAACGCCACAGTATTTATCAACTGCATCGGACATGGGAGTTGGTACCACCTTGGAATACGTCTTGGCCCTACCTATAACGGATCCATAGGCTTTGAATGAGGTTTCCAAATCTTCTGGGATAAAATTAAGGGGACTCTTTGGGTGTATGGTTTCACCCTCGAAAAACTGTACATCGAGTGCCTCACCCAACATTGTTCCCGTTGAAGCTGCTCGCAAAGTCCCTGGGATTTCAAATAACATATCAACTGCCTTCTTCAAATCTGCACATGTGGGCGATGCACAACTGCCCAAATTGGAACCATCGCGTCCAGCAACATGGAATCCAACTATCCTAGGAGATTTAACGTCCGCAACCACTACGGACATACAAAGCCCCTTGAAAGTCGGAAATTTAACGTTGTATATGGCCCCAAAATACGTACCAAAGGACTTACTGCATTGCTCTCCAAACTGACATAATACAGGGGAAGTCGTTTTCTCCCCATCTACAGTTTTGTACACAAGGACGCCCGTAGAATCACGTGGCGGTGCAAGAGTAATATAATCGTCCAATATATTGCACCATTCTCCACCAGAAGGTACCCATGTTACCACCAAATCTTGTCCGTCTATAGGTATCATGTATTCTCTCGACAATTTATACGTAAATTTCCCTCCTGGGTAACCGTTGCGCACAAGACTCATGTGCATGTCGTCCTCAACGTCAATTACGTGCTTTGGTATCAAAAGTACATTAGAACATAAGAAGAAACCGTTAGTGCGAAACATGCGTCCTGACACAGTACTCAGGGTGATATGAACGAGATTTCCAAAAGCTTTGTTCACCAATTGTTCAGTGGTGATTGTCTTCATCTTCTCTGTGACTGGCATTTGAGTGAGTCGAGGCACGGACCACACGTTTTCCTGTAGGTCACGCATCTCGATATCTTCGTCACTTTCTGGATCAATGTTCCCCTGTCCAAACAACTCCGAGGAATATTTTTTGTAGGCAATTTCGGCTGCGTTTTTGCTATCATTCAACGCTATCGCCAATTTCACTAACTTATAAGCTGCATACAATCCTACACATAATGATCCTACTCGAACGGCATGACTTTGCCGAAAACGTTCTACAATTCTACTCGTAGCGTCTCTTTCATTTGCTATCTTAGTGTATAACAAATCTCTTTCCACGGATAAGATTATACACATCATCACGATTGGAATCCACAATACGTAAATGTAAGAGTGGCTATACAACAACCCTGCTGTCATAGTAAATAACATGCACCATAACGCATAATAAGCACAATACATGGCTAGGCGCGAAGACATCACTTTCTTCACCATATACCAATGGGCGAGTGTGTCTACGCTAACAAAGCATCCAGGAATGCGAGACATAATGTGCATGAAGATATTATCTTCTATGTACTGCACGCGGGCATAAGCATCTGTACCCAACATGCCATCTACCCCTTGCAAAGCTAATCTGGCGCCAGGAGCCACATTATTTATCCATGTCCTGGTGCGTTGCGTTGTACGATATACAGTCTGTGCTAAAGACCATGAATCGTACACATGTTGCATAGTGTACCCGGCTTGTCCGTCCAACTCATCTTTCTCGATGAAATATGGAGAACCTGGTATGTCACATTCGCACATGCAAACGGGCATCTTGCACGTATCGCACAATTTCATTTTTTCATGCAACTTACAAGAATTTTCTATCAAAGATCTCTGATTTTTGAAGTATTGTGCTGAATCGTTCTTAATCCACCGCATCACGGTGGACAAGCTAGCCTTCTCCATTCCATCAACCACTTTCCACCCAATTGATGGCGATCTTCCTTCAACGGCAGTTGCTATAGGATACGATTGTTCTACCTTCAACTCCCATAAGCTAGGCAAGTGCCTTTCTTCATCACCAAAATTTTGAGCTACCTTTTCAGGATCTAACATATTGTTCGTTTGATAGTGACTCTTAACGCTAACCGTAATCGTGATATTTTCTCTACGGGTAATAGACGTTGGTTCGTTGGAATACACCGTAGCACACGAATCTTTTACGTTCTTCGTTATTACCACAACTTTAGGGGATATGGCAACTTTGCCCTTTTGAGCCAAATCAGCTTTCACAGCTTGAGTGGGCACATTATTGCAAAAACGAATAATTTTGTCGGTCGTAGCCTCTTGTACAAAATCAGCCTTAGTGTTGCCAATGTCGTCCAAGTGTATACCTGTCACCGAAGAACGGATATTGGAATCATATTTGTCAGACTCATTGACAGTGACAATTTGTTCGGGCTGGTTATTAAAACCATTCACACCCAACGTGTACACCATCAAGATATGTGCCAATGAAGATTTACCGACGGCAGTGCGACCAAATAAACCTATTGTGTACGGAGCAACTCGCATTCCTCCAAACACGCGTGATTGGTTAAATTCGGCAATCCACGATAGCAATTTGTCTCGGTATTTCAAAAACATGGCCTTCTCGAAACTGCCCACAGACAATTTACTTAGATTATTGGCAAGGTCCAGACATTCATCAAGTTCATAAGCGAACATTTCATCCTCTATGTTGCCAAACTTTTGCAGATTACCACACGAGTGATAACTCATGTTCATAGTGCATCGCTGATACAGCTCCTGAAATCTTTGCGTATCCAAGTTGCCGTAAAATAATGGTTTCAAAGAACCCGTCTCGAAACACAAGTAGCCAGTTTCCATGAAGTGCACAAACGTTGACAATGCGGCCCCGATTAGATCTGAAGCAGTATATTGCACTTTTTTGGAAGATTCTGCAAACATTGATAAACTAGATAAATCAAAACCAAAGGCCGTGATCTCACATATTCCCAAGGCTACGCAAATACTAACCAACTTAGAGACTTTTTCAAAAGCGGGGTTCGCTCGCACGAGCTGCCATTTTGTGTTCGCATCCCGCAGCACCCGCAACCATGAAGGGGCTGGTTCGCCACTTTGTGGTTGTAAAGCGGTACTATCGTCACGTAAAATACCTAACAAACTTTCAGTCGCAATAGCCAGAAAGCTCTCGCGAGTAAATGTTTTAGCATATAATGCCAATGTGAGGGTAATATCCCCCCACGTTTTGTCTCTACCCAGTTTCATATATAGTATAATCATGTTCTCGAAGATATTCAAAACTTCGCGTTGCTCCAAGCCCATGTTTTTCAAAGTCGCTCGCACGGTTTGCATCGGATTAAGCGCCACAATGTGTTTCTCTCTCTTCTGCTTGAGATTCTCGTTATTATAATCTTCTAGCGTCTTCCCGATATCCCAGGAAGCATTCTTTACCATTGTATGATATTTACCCTTCTTGCACATATGATAGTGCAAATTCTTTTGAAATGGGTAAGACGTGTGTGGTAGCTGTTGTTCTTGCGGGTCAGCTTCCGCATCGTGTTCACTATCGTGAGCACTAGAAGAATCACAGTCGTTTTCGTCCTCTTCGACTGTTTCGACTCTCACTCCACCATGTCGTGATGCGCTCATATCATTCTCTACATCATAATCATCGAGCATATCAGAGGGAAATTCCTCCCCACATTCCTCCAATCCAGCTTGCGGACCCATTTTCTTATGGTCCTTTCGCGCATCCTTGCGCACCTTGACAAACAGTTTGTCCTTTGCTTGCTTGTCCTTATCACCTACATTCTTATCCTTCCACTTCCTCTGTTTGGCGTATTTGCTCTGTGCATAACGCTTATCTTCACCAGCTTGTGGGGCTAGCGATACACTCTTTTCCCGAGTGGATGGTAGTTCTGTTGTGTTCTCACTGGAAACACTTCTTGTATACGTTACTTCTTGCTGTGTACTCATTTTCATATTTGACTATAAGTGCACACCAAAAAGTACCGCACACAAGAAAACCGAATAATGTTTTCTTTGTGTGTATGGTACTATTTAGCAGTCGTCATCTATTAATAGATTAAACAAATCAAATATATCTAATACCTATTTCAAAAGATAGCACTTCCAAATGCATAAATTCTGAACTAATAGTAAAGACATTGAAATCTTAGACAACAATACTTTAGTTGGAAGCCTCTTCTTCCTTTCGCATAAAGTCCTAAGTACTAGGATAGGTGCGGCCCACTTGCGTGTGCCAGTGTCTGTGCTAGACTGGAGTGTTCATGGCATCGTATCGTAAAGTACACTCTTTAAAAAGCTATAGTTTCTCTAACTTTACGACCTAATTAATTAATGATCAGCCTAATCATCAATATGAAGCATTTCCCATGCTTTACAGGGGAGTGAATACACTCATTTGTATTTGCCGGTCCAGGCCACGGATTCTGCTACAATGCAGACACCGTCGTTGTGATTTTTGTCAAAACGAACTGTGTTGAAAAATATCATTAGGGCTGGTCAAGCCCTTCAAATAAATCAACAATTTAAACATAAATGACCGGGTGTTACTTTTTTGACAGGAAAGTATAAACCTGTTAGCATTTATCGATATGCTAAAATCGTATGTAAAATATGAACCAAATGAATCTTTACTCTGATGGAAACCGTAATCTCCAACAGAGTACTCACTAGGGGTAGTCCTTAAACTACAATTACCACCAATGTACCCGACGCGCGTGTGACGCGCGCCG